AACTGGGCCGAGCATTCGGAGTGGATCCGCGCCGCGATCAATGTCCGCAAGGCCCAGGTCTCCTCGGCCGAGTGGGACATCGTCCCCTTTGATCAAACGAAGCCGATCAAGGAGAGTCTCCAGGCCGAGCTGCGTGACCTGTTCACCCGTCCGAACCTGGCTGTCGAGTCCTTTCGGTCCTGGGTCGAGCCGATCGTTGAGGACATCCTGGTTCTCGATGCGGGATCCATCGAGAAGGAACGGACCCTTGGTGGTGGCATCGCCTTCCTGCATGCCGTGGACGGGGCCAAGGTCAAGGTCAGCTCGTTGTGGGACGGAGATCCAGACGAGACCCGCTACTGGTGGGTGCCAGCTCCGACCTACGAGGTTCCCTTCCGCAACCAGGATCTCGTCTACATCATGGCGAACCCCCGGACCTACTCGGTCGTCGGACTCTCGCCGCTCGAGACCCTCAAGATGACCGTGGACGCCGAACTGAACGGCTCTTCCTACAACACGCGCCAGGTGACAAACGCAGCCCCGGACGGGATGCTGGACCTTGGCGAGGGAGCCCGGCCGGAACAGGTCGAGGGCTTCAAGTCGTACTGGACCTATGAGGTGGCCGGCAGGGGCGCGATGGCGTTCCTCGGTGGCACCAAGGGCGCGAAGTTCATCCCGTTCCGTGGATCGAACCGGGAGATGCAGTACCGCGAGTGGCTCGACTACCTCGTGCGGAAGATCTGCGCCGTCTACCTGATCTCACCGCAGGACATCGGCCTCTCGTTCAACATCAACCGCTCCGAAGGAGAGATCCAGCAGGAGCTGACCCAGGATCAGGGGCTCCGACCATTGCTCGCCCTCGTCCAGGACTACTTCACTCGGGAGATCGTCTGGGACGACTCGTATGGAGGTACCGGCAACAACCTCGCCTTCCGCTTCACTCGCCTGAACATCAAGGAGTCCATGTCCAAGGCCAACATCAACAAGTTGGCGCTCGCAGGCATGCCTTACAAGACGGTGAACGAAGCGCGGCAGGACGAAGGTCGCCCTCCCCTCGGGGACATCAACGACGAGAACAACCCGAACAACAAGCTCATGGCGAACACTCCCCTTGGCGTCGTGACGGTCGATGAAGTCCTCACGGCCAAGGAAGTCGCCACCCCGCCGCCCGCCCCGGCTGCGGGCCAGTCGAACGGCTCCAAGCCCAAGACTCCAGCCAAGTAACCGGCCCCGGGCCCAGCAGAGGAGTCACCAATGGCCGCAACTCTCCAGCTTGCGGTGTCGTTCGGGTCCACCCCGACCGTCACCGTCCCCGTGACGGGTATCGACCTGATCTCGGCCGACAACGCGACGAATGACCTTGCCAACCGGCAGGCCAACCCGATCACGGTCGGAACCAACTCCTACGAGAAGTGGGTCCGCCTCAAGATCTCAGCCACCCCGACGAACTACGTCCAGTCGTTCAAGGTGTGGTTCAACAGCACCGTGGACACCAGCACCACGCTGTACTTCACGGGCGCGTTCGTGACCTACTACGCCGCATCGACGCGGACCACGATCTCCAACGTGGACGCCACGGGCTACACCTCTGGCCTCAAGGCCACCTGGGACCTCGCCCAGTACACGTCGGCTCAGACCGGCGCGTTCACCAAGTACCTCGTCCTCCAGCTCGGCGTCGCCTCCACGGCGGGCCCGGGAAACTGGACGCAGCAGACGGTGAACTACTCCTACGATGAGGCGTAGTTCGTCTTTTCGTTCTTTACACTAAACCGGTTTAGATCGGCAACTGTAAAGAACGAGCAGGGGGGCGGTCGGCACAGCCGCCCCCCTGCATCCTCATCCAAGGAGGGATCGTGCGAGTCCTGATCACGGGCGGCGGGGGCATGCTCGGAAGTGCCGTGCTGCCCGCGTTCATCGCTGCGGGACACAAGGTGGACGCTACCGACCTTGTTCCGCGTGAGGGGATCAGTTTCCTTGATGTCCGCGACTACGTTGCGATCCAGCAGGCCATCTCGTACACGGACCCTGACATCATCCTTCACCTGGCTGCTGAAACGGATCTCGAACGGTGCGAGATGGACCGTGATCACGCGTGGCTGACCAATGCCGTCGGAACGCAGAATGTCGCCCTGATCGCTGCCCAGTACGACATCCCCATGGTCTACATCTCGACCGCAGGCGTGTTCGACGGGACCAAGGCGACCGCCTACGACGAGTTCGACCGTCCCAATCCGATCAACGTGTACGGAGCGTCGAAATACGCTGGGGAAAGGTCGGTTCGCCAGCTCAGGAAGCACTTCATCGTGCGAGCCGGATGGATGATCGGGGGCCATGCCCTTGATCACAAGTTCGTCTCCAAGGTCATCGCCCAGCTCGATGCTGGTGCCGGGATCATCAGGGCCGTGGATGACAAGTGGGGAACGCCGACCTACACCGCCGACTTCGCCGCCAACCTCCTCGAGCTCATCGAGACACCCCTCTACGGCCTCTACCACATGACGTGCGAAGGGGGCGGGACCAGATACGACGTGGCAAAAGAGATCGTGGCTCATCTCGGTCGAACGGATGTCACCGTCGTCACGGCATCGAGCAAGCTCTTCGCGATGGAGTACTTCGCCCCCCGCCCACGCTCGGAAATGATGGTCAACTACATGCTCGCCCTGCGTGGGCTCAACCGGATGCGGCCCTGGCGAGAAGCGTTGCGGGCCTACCTGTCCTCATCCTCGGAGGGAACATGAAGACCGTTCTGGTCACTGGTGGCAACGGGTTCATCGGCCGCTACGTCGTAGAGGAGGTCGCCAAACGTGGATACCACGCCACGGTCCTCGACACCCGCTACCGGGAGTCAGCAGCAGGAGCCCAGCTCGTCCTCGGAGACATCCGGGACGCCACTGCTGTCACCGAGTCCGTGGCCCACGCCGATGGCGTTATCCACCTGGCTGGCGTACTCGGTACCCAGGAGACGATCAAGAACCCTCGCCCTGCTGCGGAGACGAACATCCTCGGGGGGCTGAACGTTCTCGAAGCGTGTGCCCAGTACGACATCCCGCTCGTCAACATCGCCGTCGGGAACTTCTGGATGAACAACACCTACTCGATCACCAAGAACACGGTCGAGAGGTTCGTTGAGATGTTCGTTCGCTTCCGGGGCAGCAGGATGACCGTCGTCCGCGCCCTGAACGCCTACGGACCGCGTCAGGCTGCCGCAGCGCCCTTCGGACCCTCCAAGGTCCGCAAGATCATGCCCAGCTTCATCTGCCGGGCCCTCACGGGTGAGCCGATCGAGATCTACGGCGACGGGAGCCAGGTCATGGACATGATCTGGGTCGAGGACGTCGCCCGCATCCTCGTGTCAGCCCTGGAGAAGACCTCCAGTGATCAAGTGGCCCATCTCGTCACCTACGAGGCCGGGACAGGCCGCCAGACGACCGTCAACGACATCGCAGCCATCGTGGCCGGCGAGGTCTCCGCCCTGACCCACAAGCACGTCGAGATCGTGCATCTTCCGATGCGGGCAGGCGAAGACGAGAAGTCCGTCGTCATAGGTGACCCATCCACCCTCGAACCACTCGGCATCTCCGATCTCACGGCTCTCGAGTCCGGGGTGAAGAAGACCGTCGCCCACTACTACGGCCTCCTGCTGGCGGAGGGCCTTCTGGGGTGATCGTTGACGTCTTCATGTTCCTTGACGATTTCGACATGCTCGATTGCCGTCTCTACGAACTTGACGGCATCGTTGACCGCTTCATCGTCATCGAAGGTGACATGACCTTCTCGGGCATTCCCAAGCCCTACCTCCTCACCGAGGCCATGGCCGCAGGGCGCTACTCCGCCTACCCGATAACCGTCGTCCGGGCGGAGCTCGGGGACACCTCGATGATCCCCTTCCAGGCCAAGGACTGGATGACGCCAGAGAGCAAGCCGAACTGGAGGCGCGAGGAGAAGCAGCGCGATGCTGCCAACCATCTTCTCGCGGACCTGTCGGGAGACGACCTGGTCATCTACGGCGACATGGACGAGATCCCAAGGCGGGAGATCGTGGCTGGCTTCGACGGTCAGCCGATGTGCCTGTGGATGTACTACCTCGTGTATTCACTGCGTTACCGGCACCCGGTGGCGTGGGCTGGCCCGGTCATCGGGAAGCGTGGGAGCATCGGATCCAGTCCCAAATCGGCCAGAGATGACCGCCAGGGGAAATACCAGAGGATCCCCGACGCCGGATGGCACCTCGGCTGGTTTGGAGAGCCCGAGGACAGAATGCAGAAACTCGCCGCCCACACTCACCAGGAACTGGCAGAGGAGACCAAGGGCGGTCTCGCGGTGGACTATCCGGCCCAGATGATCCATGTCAACAGCGGCGT